TAAAATGTCACCAGCAGTTGCTGTGACTTTAATTCTTGTTTGTACTACCTCTACTATTTCTATCATACCTGCTTTCATTAGTAGCTGTGCTTGTTCATTTTGTAAAAATTTTTCGTACTTATCTATATCTAATATAGATTCAGAACCATCTTGTTTATTAAATATACGATAAAAAGGTACTTTAACCTTAGTAAATCTTTCTAGTATTCTATATTTATTAACTCTATTATACTCAGATTCGTATGTACTGTCAGGTGTAAAAGACTTAGAACTATTTCTTTTACCAGAAGATGGATAATCTTCTTCATCATAATAAGATTCTAAATTATCTATAACAGGTTCAACCTGTGGATACATATTAAGAAGTTGGTCTTCCGTAAGGATAGTAGATAATATAATACCTGAAGCGTCGTCAGCATACCTATTTCTGGATGCAGGGTCTATATAAACACGAAAAGGGTCTATGTAAGTAATCTTAACCTCACCTCTTCCGTAGTCTGCTTCTGGGTCTATATAAGAATAAAAGTAACCCATACCTGCAGTAGCGTAATCGTGCACAGCTTGCTTGAACTGAGTGTCTCCGTCAGAGATGTCCCAGACGTATTCTAGTAAAGTTCTCCAAACATTAGACATTCTACTATCTGAATCTTCTCTACCAACTGCACTATACTTAGGAGAACGAGAAGTAAGTAAAGACTTAAGCTTTTCGATAGCGGCATAAACCCTATCAATAACAAAGTCTCCTTGACCTACTGCTCTTAAAGCGTCTGATTCTTCTTGTGAGTAATGATTGCCTAGAAAGAAATCTACTGCGTCACGAGCCTCTACATCCCAATCGGCTCTTGCATCTTTCCATTGTCTCCAAAGCTGTCTATTAACTTCAGAGTGCTTTACCTCGTTACTCTCTAACTCTCTTATACTAGAAATAGCTATACCTTTTTTTTAATGTTATAAATTTAACTAAAAAATATAAAAAATGCAAGTATTATTTATACCTTTTGACCTGTTATCCAAGAAATAGTTCTCTTTACTGTTTCAATCTTACGAGATTTAGTTTTATCTTGTTTAAATTCAGACGCTTCAAACTTTTTACTTAGAGGTGGTCTAGATTTATTTACAGCATACCATAGTCCATCAAGTATATCATCATTCCTTCCTTTTGGAAACTGAAACATTTCATCAACTAAAGTTGTATGTTTTCTTTTGATGAACATCTTACGCCTATTGACTAAAGGGGCAAGTAGTGACTCAAGCCTATCTTCTTTTTTAATACCAGTTGGAGGTCTAACACCTAATGCTACACCCGGAGCTACCTTTCTATCTGTGCCTGTCATCTTATTAACAGCGTCTTTAATAATACCTTGAGCACCTACGTGTTCAACATTAACTCTTTTAACAGGAGAATATTCTTTTGCATAATTAAATATTTCATCTGGCATATCATATAAAGGTATATGCTCTCTCATATAATCTATAACGTATACATTTCTATCGCTATCTATACCTACTACCATAATTATTTGATAATCGCTAGAAGCAGTAGACTCATACGCTAAATCAACGCCAAGATAAACATTAATGGGTATAGCTTCTTGACTATTAACCAAGTAAGCATAGCCGTTTTTACTTTCAAATTCGTGGTCATAATACTCTAATCTATCTGTTTTAAACTTAGCATTCTCTAAATCCCTAGCTTCATTCAAATATTCTTGTGCAAATTTATGAGATAAACCTACATCTTCAAACCTTCTACGTATATCATTTAATTTTTCTTTAGAAAAATATGAACTCCATAATACATTACCATCACTATCAATAGCTTTATGATACATAACATCCCAAGCATACTTTCTTTTATCTCTAATAGCTTCTTGATAACCATCATATATGCTCTGAAGAAATGAATCATAGTGAACAATAGTGCCTATTAACCACACAGAACCTTCATTACCTGCTGAATTTTCCAAAGCTGGTTCAACTGTAGACATAACCCACTCTTTAATTTCTCTTCTTCTGTCTGGGGTTTTTGTATTTAACTCGGATTCAAAGTCATCAAGTATAATTTTAGTATATCTAAGACCTAACTGAGAACGACCACGAAGTCTTTGAGATGTACCTTTAGCTATAATTCTATCTCCCTTACTAGTAGTAAACTCTTTTTCTGTCCATTTATTACCTCTAATATCTCCAAAGTAATAGTTTAAAGCAGGGTTCATCTCTATGTGGTTTTGTATATATTTTATATGGTCTATAGCCTGTGATTGTTCTTCTGCTACCCAAGCTATAAACTCTTTCTTACCTTCTGGATTAAAGTATAAATGATACAACAAAGCTGTCTTTGCTAATGTAGACTTACTGTGTCCTCTAGGTAATATAATACAATTTCTTTTTTTATTAGGGTCTAATAGTAAATCACTTAACTCATAGTGGTATGGGGCAGGGGTAGACTTCATATAGTCTTCAGGTAAAAATAACTGACCGAAAGAGACTACATCTTTCTTAGCCAGTTCTAACACTCGTTCCTTTTCAGAAACTTTATTTTTATTTATGTTAAACGTATCAGCTTTTGGCATTTATCTGAAAACCAATCCTTACTAGGTACTTTTTGAAATACTCCTGTGTTCTGCAACATTAAAGTCCCTATGGTGTACATCCAAGCTTCTATTTCTTCATCATCTTTTTTAGCTGTCACCTTTCTTCTTTCATATAATCCCATTCCAACACTTTCATATACATCATATCCTGCTATGTCCTGCTCATCTACGTTTAATATTTCTACTACTAGCCCAGTAGCATCTTCATTAGGCATAGCCGCAGGATAGTTTCTATGACCGGGAAAGTATAAGTCGTAACCGTCTACTATCCAAGTGTCTTTCTTGCCGTCACGTAATGTGCCATATACGGCTAACTTATCTATCTTCATCAAACCTGTTTTTATAATCCCAAAAGTCTTTTACGTCTTCTATATATCCAGTATCAAACTTCTCACTATATATTTGATACTCATAAAAAAGTTCATATATCTCATTTGCTATGTACTCTCTTGACATACTATCTTTTAAGTCGTTATCGTTTTCACTAGCCTGCTCTAATACCTGTATGCATACTTCATATAGGTTCATTTTTCTTCCGTCCTTTCAGCTTTCGCTATTTGTTTTACGTTGTTATTACCTATTGCATCTAATTGCTCCGGGGAAAAACCTTGGAACACAGTTACAGATTCTGATTTCTTTTCTGTATCTCTCATTCCTGCTATAGCAACAAGCTCTTTAAGTAAGGAAACTTTGTCACTATCCCTAGAAGCGTCAGACTCAATAATGTCTTTCATTTTTTCTAATATGTAAAGAGGCGTTATCTCAGCCTCACTCATAACCTTTGCTATTTCTTCTTTAATCAAACCTTGTATCCTTTTCGTATTCATCAATATTTTAGCTTCTCTTTCTGCGTAAGTCTTATTGTTTGTAGGGTAAGCAGATATAAAAGCATCTGTTATGTTATCACCCTTTGCAACATACTTAGCAAATAAAAACTCTTTAGATGTAGGCTTTACCCTATCTCTATTAATATCATACTTTGTTTTATCTTTACCAAATGTATATATATTACGTTTTATATCACCTTTCATCTCGTTAGATGGTTTACAAACGTAAGAACCTATAACAGTTCTAACGTAGTAATTGTAAATTTTATCAGTACCTGACGCTTTTAGTCCTCCTCTTTTTAATATCATACATACTTGACCATCGTCAGTAAGAACCCAGTCACCCTCTAAACCATTTCGCCAATTAGTTACTAAAGCCTTGTTAGGCATATAGTGTTTAAATTCCTTCTCATCTTGGAATAGAGGGTGTTCAACGCTCTTTATCTTTTTCTTTTTCACTTTGCCTTAAGTACCTTACCATCTACAGTACTTACTCCATTTACAATCTGATGAACTGTAACATTGAAGTTTTTATTGGGATGAAAATCAACAACAGCAAAAGCGTGTTGCCAATTGTGTTGTCTGTTCCCTAGCCACTCGTTTGCTTCCGCACTCATATCTTTTAAACATCCAATAGACCAAGCAGACTTTACGCCATCTATATGAGTGACACTAGATTGTTGTATGTCGTGATGATGTCCATACATAACATTCCCACCGAGACGTATGAGATGATTACGAGTATGATGAACACCAGCGAAATGATGTCCGTGATAAAAGTTGAGCTTTCCGATTTTAAGCATTTTTCCAATCTTATGATACTTGTATCCTCTTTCTTTAAGCTTAAGAGCATTTGGGACAAGCATTTGTTTAGATAGATAAGGGTTCTCTTCACAAAATCTATTAAGCCAGTCTTCATGATTACCTTCAATGAAATGTCGCTCCTTTGTCCCTGCTTTATCCAAAGACTTATCAATTACATCCATACCTTTGTTTACAGCTTCTATTTCTTTTACAACAAAAGGTAGTTGATATTCTAATGGAGGTCTTTTCTTTTTCTTCCATTGCCAATGAGATACAGACTCCCACTCTCCTGTGTCACCTAAATCAATATATATATCTGGCTTTACTAATTCAATAGCCTTACAAAGAACCTTTATAGCAGGCTTATCTTCAAAAGGGAAATGCTTATCTGGTGTTACTATTGCTCTTTTCATTTATATAATCCCATTACTATCTTAACTGCTATAATTAATATAAGTGCTTCTATTACAAAATACAAATTTAAAAACATTACTCCTAATGCTGTAAACATTCTCATTATAAACCTCTCATTTTTTCTGCTGACTTACGTATCCGGTCATCAGCTATTCCCGGTATTACTATGGATTCAAAATAATCACAACCCTCTTCTACCTTACAGTCTTTTCCACTAAGCTTTGAATCTATAAAATAACCTAAACTGTTTTTCTTATTAGAGAAAACGCATCCTATACACTTACCAGTATTCCAGTTTGCACAGTTTAG